GCCAGCTGGAAGTGGCCGAGGCTATCCGTGCTGCTTCGTAATGGGCTATCGACCAACGTCATCCCGCTTTCTCTGACGGGTGCCGGTTGGCAGAACTTCGTTCACGATTCGGCGGTGATGAACCAGTCGAACGTGGAAGCGTTTACGAAACTTAGCGCGTACTCGACTGGTCTTTACTTTCCGCATTGCATGATCCCGCCGAGAACGGCGGGGCGCATTGTGGCGCACGATACGGTAACGGGCGACGGTGGCGTAACAGACGCGGATATGTGGGCTGTAAAGCTCGCTCAAGCCGCGCTGACAGGCTCCGGTACGCTTACGGCGACCGGCGGTCTGATCGTCCAGCTTGTCGCGGCCATCGCTGGCAGCGGCACGATATCCGACGCCGATATCAAGGCGTTTCTACAGCTATCCGCAGCCCTTACGGGTACGGGTGACGCGGACGGCACGCTTACGGGTCTAGGCGCGCTCCTAGCCGCTTTGACGGGTACGGGAACGGCCAATGGATCGACGCTTACGGGCGTAGGTGCGATGGCGGCTGACCTAGTGGTTACGGGTACGGGGTTGACGACGGCAAACGTCGGGCCTGCGGTTTGGGCGGCGATTGCGTCGGCCAATAACACGGCGGGTTCGATGGGCGAGAAGCTCAACGACGCCGGTTCGGCTAGCAACCCTTGGACTGAGGTTATCGAAAGCGGATACACGGCGGCGCAAATCCTCAAGCTGATCGCCGCCGCAGTACAGGGTGACGCATCGGGCCTTGAGGACGGCACGCCGACGTTCAAGGGCTTGGACGGCACAACGGACAGGATCACGGCAACCTATTCGAGCGGCACGCGCACGGTCACGGGTCGGGATGTAACCTGATGTGGTTCGGCCAGTGGACGGGCGAAACCGCTGGCGAGTGGTGGGGTGACGCATCTACCCCCGTTCCGGCTGGTTCGACGAGCGGCGGTTGGGTTCCGTATCTCAAGGGCGAGCGCAAGAAGCGCGGCCTTGCGTGGGATCGGAAAGACGTTGATTGGGAAGCCGAATTGCGGCGCGTGTATGCGCTGCTTAACGGCGAACTCGAAGAAAACGTCAACGCATCGGAAGTACGCGAAGCGGTCGCACCGCACGCGGAATCGTTCGACACAAGGCTTCCGCCGGTTGCGGCTATCGACTTCGCGGCGCTGGCTGCGGACTTGAAGGCGGCGCGGGCGCTACTTGAGGCTTACGAAAACGCACTAGAAGCCAGAGAGGAAGAGGAAGCGGTGACGCTTCTTTTGCTGACATGACGCGATATGTATGGGGCGGCGATGATTGGGTGGACGTGGCGACTCTGGAAAAGGCACCGCGCGTCGGGCCTTTCATTCTCAGCGATACGCCAGCGTACATATCGCCGGTCACTGGTAAGCCGGTGGATGGCCGCGCTGCTCGACGTGAAGATTTGAAGCGTTCCGGCTCGCGTGAGGTTGACCCCTCGGAGTTTAAGCCGGTCTATCGGAATGCAGAGTTTGCGAAGAAACGCGGCTTGGAAGTTGGCGGTGATCCGCTCGCCAAGCCGGTGAGATTGCCGACGACTATCGGCGCTTAACCAGAGGGACCAAATGACCGACGTTGCCAACGGGGGCGCGACAACGCCCGCCGAGAAGCCTTCTATTGAAGAAACCATGAGCGCCGCGTTCGACAAGATCACGGCGACTGAGGCGTCCGCGCCCGCTGAGTCCCTCCCGGAGGGTGCGGGCCTTCCATCGGTCGAGCATGAGAGCGAGCAGCCCGTTCCTTCGTCCAACCCGGACAGGTTACGCGGCCCCGATGGCAAGTTTATCGAGAAAACCAAGACGGCAGAAGCGCCCCCTGTGGCCGCTCCCGTCGAACCGAATCCCGCCCCTACAAAGGCGGAACCGCAGCCCGTTGTGTCGGCACCGACAAGCTGGGCGGCAGACAAGCGCGCACTCCTGGATAAAGCCGATCCCGCACTCCGCGATTATGTCGCGTTGCGCGAGAAACAGCAGCAGGACGGCGTTGCAAAACTCAAAGCCGAGTACGAAGGCAGACTAGGCAACCTCGCTCCGATTGCGGAAGCGTTGCGACCCGTGGAAGCGCGTCTAAAGGTGAACAACATTCACCCCGCGCAATACGTGTCGAACCTCGCGGCGGCAGATGAGGCGCTTAGGACCAACCCGCAGCAAGCGATTCGAGAAATCGCACGCATGTACGGGGTCGATCTCGGCAATCTCCAAACCGGGGCACAGCAGGGCTATCAAGCCCCACTGGACCCCAATCTAGCCGCGCTACAGCAGCGGCTTGAGCAGACGGAACGCTTCCTCAACTCGCGCCTACAGGCCGAGCAGCAGGAAAAGCAGACGCATATCCTCTCGCTTATCGAGCGATTCAAGTCCGATCCGGTGAATGAACACTACGAAGCGGTCGAGGCCGACATGCTTCCGATGGTGTCGCATCTCAAGGCAACGCGCCCTGAGTTGTCGCCCGATCAGGTTTTGAAAGAGGCTTACGACCGGGCGGTTCACGCCAACCCGGAAACCCGCGCGAAGGTCTTTGCCGCACAGCAGACCGCGCAGGAAGCCGCACGCAAAGCAGAAGCCGAGAAGAAAGCGTCAGAAGCACGACGTGTCGCGCAAACCAACGTAGCCACGCGCGGCACCGTAGGGGCTTCCCCGTCATCGCCCAAGTCAATGGAAGAGACGATCCGTCAGACGGCGGAACGTATCTACAGCGCGGCCTAACCCCACCTCATAAGGACATAGGCCATGCCTAGCCCCAACAGCACGTTTACCGAAATCGTCACCACGACGCTTCGGAACCACCCGACGGAAGTGTCGGATAACGTTTCCACGAATAACGCCCTGTACTCGCGCCTGAAGAAGCGCGGCAAGATCAAGTCGCTCTCGGGCGGCTATGAGATTGTCCGTCCGCTGGACTACGCCGAAAATTCGACGTTCCAGCGCTATTCGGGTTTCGACACCCTCAACGTCAACGCGTCGGACGTTCTCACCGCCGCGAAGTACGATTGGGTGCAGGCTGCGATCAACATCGTCGCGTCGGGTAAGGAACTCCGCATGAACTCCGGCAAGGAGCAGCTGATCGATCTGGCTGCCGCTCGCCTGAAGAACGCCATGCGCACCGCCGCCAATAACATGTCGGTGGACCTGTATTCGTCGGGCGCTCTGACGAACCAGATGGGCGGTCTCGCGCACATCATCCAGACCAACGGTCAGGGCACGGTCGGCGGTATCGTCTCGGGTACGTACTCGTTCTGGCGCAACAAGTTCCTCGAAGCCACCGGCACGAACCTCGTCACGAAGTCGAACATCAAGGGTTTCATGAACACCCTTTATCTCGACCTCGTTCGCGGCGCGGACAAGCCGGACCTCGTGGTCTCCACCCATGACTTCTTCGCGATGTATTGGGAGAGCCTTCAGGACTTGCAGCGTTACGCCGACAGCGACAGCGCAACGGCGGGCTTCCGCTCGCTCAAGTACGTTGATTCGGACGTCATCTTCGACTCGAACACGAACTTCGCCACGACCGGCGAGCGCATGTACTTCCTGAACACCAACTACCTCGAACTCGTTGAACACCGCGATGCGAAGTGGACGACGATGGACGAGAAGTTCTCGGTCAATCAGGACGGCGTTGTGATCCCTGTTCTGTGGATGGGCCAGCTCGTCTGCTCCAACCGCAGCCTCCAGGGTATCCTCATCGACGCGGCCTAATAGCTGCGTAAACCAATAGGGGCGGGGCTTTCGGGCCTCGCCCTTTTCTTTTCGGAAAGGGTAAACACACATGGCGACTTTTGGAGCCAAGCTGACGGAGACGTATACGTCTCTCAACGGCAACACGCCGGGCGCGGGTTTCGCTCTCGGTGACATCTACACGGACGGCGCGGGCATCAAGTACAAGCTCGTGCAGTACGACACGGGCGCTGGCGGCATTGCCGCCGTTGCCAACCAGATGGCGTACTACTACGCGCCGGGCGGTGTGTCGGCGGGTGCGACCAATGTGGTCACGTCCGACCTGTCGGATTCGGCTGGCGTCGGCGCTGGTATGCTCCTGTCGGCCCCGGCTGATAACGAGTACGCTTGGATTCAGATCAGCGGCCCGGCAACTCTCGCTCTCGCCCTTACGGCGGGTGCGGACGGCAACGCGCTTACTGCGGTCGGTTCGACCGATGGTGCGCTCGACGTGTCGGCGGCTGTCACTGACCATATCTGCGCGATCTGCATCGACGCTACGGCGAAGATCGTGCTTCTGACTTGCCCGGAGTAACGGGCTGACGGGCGGGGGGCTTCGGCCTCCCGCCTTTTTCTTTTTCGGAGGGAACCGAAACCATGGACATCGACAACAGCGCGTACAACCGAGAACGCCCGAACATCGCCGTTCTCCGCTTTTGGATCGAATACGAGGATGTGGCGGGAAAGCCCGGCGAGCCTCGTGAAGTCCACATGGTCGAGTGGGTCAAGAAGGGCACGAACGGCGCGACGACTTGCGAGAAGGTCGCCCGCTCGTTCAAGGACGGCGCGATGAAGGATATCATCGAGCCTGCCTATAAATCCTGGCTCAAGGGTCAGGAAGAGCCGACCGATGGCACTCCGCTTTCGGCATGGCCCGGCGTAAATCCCGCACAGGCGGATCGGCTCAAGGCGCTGCATCTTCGCACGGTTGAGGATGTTGCGGGCATGAACGATGCGGACATGAACCGCGTTGGCATGGGTGCGCTGGCCCTCCGCGATAAGGCACGCGCGTTTGTATCCGCCAAGAAAGACACGGCCCCGCTTGCCGAAGCTATGGCGAAGAAAGACGCGGAAATCGCGGACCTTCGCCAGCAACTCGCGGAAGTCATCGAGAACATGGACAAGCTCGCAGCGGCGAACAACATGCCGCGCCGTGGGCGTCCGCCGAAGGCCGAAGCGGCCTAGCAGGAGATAGCGTTGACACTTCTTTCGCTAGTCCAAGACGCGACCGACGAACTACAGATTCGCCGCCCGTCTGCCGTTGTCGGCTCGTCCGATGCGGAAGTGCAGCATCTGTTTCGTTTGGCGAAGAAGGAAGGGCTTGAACTCCCCAAGCGCGGCGAGTGGCAGCAGCTTCGCACGCAATCGACGTTTACGACCCTCGCACAAGAGGCACAGACGGGCATGGTCCCGACCGACCTTGTGCGGTTTATCAATGAGACATTCTGGAATCGCTCGGCGCGTCGTCAGTTGAAGGGGCCGCTAACGTCGCAGGACTGGCAGACGCTTAAAGCCATGTCCTCGTCGCCCATCGTTGACTGTTATACGTTTTACGGCTCGGACATTCTCGTGCAGCCTGTTCCGGCAGCGGGGCAGACGTTCGCGTTTGAATACATCTCCTCGAATTACTGCGCTTCGTCCGGCGGTACTCCCCAAGCGGTCTGGACGGCGGACACGGATACGGGACGCATCCCCGAAGAACTCTTTACGCTCGGGATCATCTGGCGGTTCCTCAAGGCGACGGGCCAGCCGTATCAGGACGAGCAAGGCACCTACGAAGGACAGATTAGGCAATACCTGATCGGCAACAAGCCGAAGGTGACGCTTGATATGTCCGGTGGATGGGATACGCGCCGCCCCGGCATCTATGTCCCTGAAGGCTATTGGTCGGTATGAGCCGGTCGATATCTCGGGCGGCGGCGGTATCTTCCACGATACCCGCCCCCGTAGAAGGTTGGGATACGCGCGAAGCCCTTGCGGACATGCCGCCGAAGCGCGCGGTGATTCTAGACAACTGGTTCTGCCAAACGGATAAGGTCTCGATCCGCCCCGGTTACGCTTCGCACGCGACTGGACTTGGTTCCGCAGTCGAAACCCTGATGGAGTACGTTCCGCGCAACGGGACGGCGCAATTGTTTGCGGCGGCGGGTACGGATATTTATGACGTATCGTCGGCGGGTGCTGTAGGTGCTGCGGTTGTTTCGGGCCTCACAAACAGTAAATGGCAGTATGTAAATTTTGGCACTGCGGGTGGACAGTTCCTCCGCTGCGTCAATGGCGAAGATACCCCGCGCATCTATGACGGTGCCTCGTGGGCGACGACGGCGATAACCGGCCCCACGGCAACGAATCTAATCTGGATCAACGCGCACCAGCGGCGCTTGTGGGTCGGGGAAAAGGATTCGCTTTCGGCGTGGTACCTGCCCGTCAACACCATCTCCGGCGCTGCGACTGAGTTTCCCCTGTACGGAATTGCCAAGCGCGGCGGCTATATCATGGCAATGGCAACTTGGACCCGTGACGCGGGCGATGGGTTGGACGACGTTGCCGTATTCATGACCTCCGAAGGCGAGGCAATCGTTTACCAAGGCACGGACCCGTCATCGGCTGCGACGTGGGCGCTGATCGGTGTGTTCTTCATCGGTAAGCCCATCGGGCGTCGGTGCTTCATCAAGGCGGGTGGTGACTGCATCCTGTTGACGGATGACGGCGCGGTTCCGTTGTCGTCCATTCTCTCGGTTGACAAGTCGCAGGCCGAAAAAGTCGCGCTTACGCAGCAGATCAACAAAGCGTTTAACGATTATGTCCGCGACTACGGCAGCATCTACGGCTGGCAACCGTTCATCTACCCCCGCCGCACGATGCTCATGCTCAACGTGCCGATTTCCACGACGGCGGCTTATCAGATTACGTTTAACACGATCACGAAAGCCCCGTGCCGGTTCGTCAACATTCCGGCGATTTGCTGGTCACTGAAGGGGAATGACGCTTACTTCGGATCGAGTAACGGCACGGTCTACAAATTCGACGGCGGCGCGACTTCGGACGCAGGCTCGAATATTACGACTGACGCTTTGCAGGCGTTTTCGTATTTCGGTAAGCCCGGAATGAACAAAGCCTTCAAACTCGCCCGCCCGACATTCGAGGCGGACGGCACGCCGATGATTGCTCTGGAACTCAATACCGACTTCCGCGTTTACCCGCCTTCAAGCGTTCCTACGTCGCTCGCCACGATTGGCGGCGTTTGGGACACGTCGGAATGGGATGAAGCGAACTGGGGCGGTGCGGTGGATATCTACGACGGCTGGATCGGTGTTCGTGGTTACGGGCGCGCGGCGTCGGTTCGGATGCAAACAGCGTCCTCGACCCTTAGCGCGGGGTGGATTGCGACAGACTTTGTGTTCATAC